TCGAGGCCATCTGCTAATTTGCAAGCAGCTACTGTAACAAACTCTAATTCTAATCGTATTGTTAGAGCTGTTGGAGCTGCTAGAGGGAAATATTCGGAACCATACTACTCTGGGTCTTTAACTGGTTCAGGTTTTCTTGGTTGAGGAGGGAGGGGTTTAGGATTTGGTTGAGGACTGCCTGTTGGAGTTGAGACTGGAGGTTTCCATCCTGGAGGTTTTGCTGCTGGGCTTATAAAATCTGATTTTGGATTGTTGGAGATATGTCCTTCTTGATATCTTCATTTTATTTTTTGGAGTTTTTTAGAATGAATTTGGATAAGAACACAGTAACCACAGTAATCAGCAACGCTGTTGCCGCTGGTACTTCTGATATTGACGCTAATTCTGTTGATATGAAGAACTTTGAATCAGTGATGTTTATTGTTACATTCGGCGCTATTACATCCACGGCTGTAACCTCAGTTAAAGCCCGTCAATCTACCGATGATGTTACGTTTGCTGATTTATTAGGAACGGCTCAAACCGTTGCCGATGATGATGATGATTTAGCGTTTATTATTGACATTGTAAAACCCGAAGCACGTTATATTAAACCTTATATTGATCGAGGTACGGCCAACGCTGTTGTAGAGTCGATTGTTGCTATTCAGTACGGCCCACGTAAAGGACCGACAACGAATGGTGCAACGGTTGGCGGCGCTGAAACTCATATTTCTCCTGTGGAAGGTACGGCGTAATACTAAACCTTCCTTTGATAAGGGGTATTTACTTACCCCTTTTTTTGATAATATTGGTATATAAGAATGAAACATGTAGAGGTTTTAATGATAAAGACTGCTAGTGGTCCAAAAACTAGCTATTTATCAGGTAAAAAATATTTTATTGATTACGAAACCGCCAAAGAGTGGGTAAAGAAACCAAACCCGGCGTGTAAAATATTAAACGTAGATAATCCAAAGTTGAAAGTTATGGATAAGCTTACTCCTACAAAAATTGATTTCAATTGGATCAACCATATTAACTTTGGATCATTTAAAAAAACCCCCATAATCAAAAAACCTAGCCCTAAATATGTTCCCGGTATGAGAAAATGAATTGGACTTGGCAGGTAACAACACCACCAGCGAGTGAACCGGTTTCACTCGCTGATATGAAAGAGCATTTAAAGGTAGATGTATCCGATGATGATGCATTAATCACCTTACAAATAGTAGCGGCGCGTAGATGGGCGGAATTGTTTTGCAATAGGTCAATACCATCGCAGACATTAACCGCAACACTTGATTTATTTCCAAGCGGTGATAGATGTTTCATACTTCCACAATCACCCGTTATAAGTGTTACTAGTATTCAATATATCGATAGTGTCGGCGACCTTCAAACCCTCAATAGTTCGTTATACACTGTCGATACAAATAGCATACCGGCACGTATCGAACCGGTATATGGTACATCATGGCCAAGTACCCGAACACAGTTAAACGCCGTAACCATTGTTTATGTAGCTGGCCAATCTACTGTGGACGATGATATCGTACACGCTATTAAGTTATTGGTAGGGTCATTGTATTTAGCTAGGGAGAATGATTGCCCAGTACAGATATATCAACCCTCTTTTAGCGTAAAGGTCCTTCTAGCTCATCACAGATTGTTCTATAGGGGTCCGTGGTAATGTTTGGGAGTTGTTCGGGAAAGATGAATAAGCGGGTGGTTCTTGAAAGTAACACACCGGCCCAAGATGGTTATGGTGAACCTATTGAATCATGGTTGATTATAGCCACGGTTTGGGCCGAACAACTAAGTGCGAAAGGTTCGGAACGTTTCCGTGGTGAACAAAATTCAGGGTTTGAGGATATTGTTTGGCGTATACGGTATCGTACCGATGTTGATAATTTGGATAGATTGACATATAATGGTAAAACTTATGACCTTCTAGGGGCCATTGAGGAAGGTAACAAAGATTCCTTGATACTATCAACTAGGGCTATTCTTTAAACATGACTATAGGCAATGATATATTTACAAAATTAACAACTGATCCTGGTGTCAGTGCCATTGTTTCTGTCAGGGTTTACCCAAGTCATTTTAAGCAGCAAGGTAGTAAGCCCGCCATTCGTTATAGTCGGTTATCCTCGGTTAATTATCTTACCATGAGTGTTGACACTGGTATTGAGAGGATACGCTATCAAATAGACGCTATTGCCGCCACTTATGCCGAAGCGGACGCCTTGAGAGATGCAACAAAGTCAGCATTAAGGCGTTGGCGTAAAACAGGAATTCAAGATACTTATTTTATTAGCGAATCCGATATTTTCGACGATGAAACTAGACTTTATCGCGTAAGAATGGATTTTGACATTATAGCCGAGGAATAGAAATGCCAAATCATGTCTTGACCAATCAGCAAATATTTATGGATGATTATGAATTAACAGGCGATACTAATGCCATTGCAATAGAGTATGGTGTGGAGCTTAAAGACTGTACCGTTTTTGGTAATGATACCCGAGCAATGAAAGGTGGCCTCAAAACCGTACAAATTCAAGTAGTTGGTTTTTTTGATGCAGCGACTCAAGACTCTGAACTATTTGGTAATATTGGTATTTCTAACAAGCCAATCAGTATATGCGCGGAAGGTGGTACGGTAGGCGAAGTTGCCTATTTTTTCAACGCGGTCGCCGGTGAATATTCAATGGGTGAAAGTGTTGGTGAGCTCAATAAATTTGAATTAGGGGCGGGCGCTCAAGGTTCATTGGTTCGCGGGGTAGTGGGGCACAATGCAGCCGCAACCCCTGAAACATCAACCGGTATAGGGTCTGCATTACAAATAGGGGTGGTTTCCTCAACACAACGACTAGTGGGGGTATTACACGTAATTGAGTCTTCTGGAACCGGTGACCAAACCCTGGACCTTATTATTGAATCTGATGATAACGCGGGGTTTACTAGTGGTATTACTCAAATCACGTTCGATCAAATCACCACGGCGGGTACCTCTCAGATAATAGAACTTGACGGGCCTTTGAATGATGATTATTATAGGGGTTCTTTTACCATTGCCGGTACTGGTAGCCCATCGTTTAAATTTATTTTACTTTTTGGAGTTATTTAAAAATGGCAAAATTTGTTCTTACTGATGCAAGCCTTGTGATTAACTCGGTTGATTTATCAGACCATGTGCGAAGTGTAACCGTTAATTATGAGGCGGAGCTTCAAGACGATACCACTATGGGTGATGATACCCGTACAAATCTTGGTGGTTTAAAAAATTGGTCTATGGATGTTGAATTTACCCAAGATTATGCAGCATCTAAAGTTGATACTACTATTTTCGGCATAGTAGGAACCACCATTCCTATTGTACTTAAACCCACAAGTGGTGCTGTTTCGTCCACAAATCCTAGCTACTCCGCCAATGGTGTAATAGGCTCCTACTCACCCATTGGCAATAGCGTCGGCGATTTGGCCGTGGCTCCTATCACTATTTCATCCGCTGGCACACTAACTCGAGCAATATCATAATGTTAACTAAAGAAGAAATTCTTCAACAGCGCCCCTTACCTTATATTGATGTTGAGTGCAAGGGCCTTGGCGGCTTTGTACGGGTTGGGGCAATGAGTGCCGCGACTCGCGATATTTTCGAACAGCGAATGGCCGCCGTTAAAGAAATTGAAACCGATGTTCAACCAAACCTAAGAGCTATGTTCTTAGTCCATTGTATTGTGGATGATAATGGCGCTTTAATGTTTGGGGTTGAGGATATAGAATTGTTAGGTTCCCAAGACGTTAAAGAGATAGGTCTACTTTTCAAAAAGGCCCAAAAGGTAAACGGACTTCTTGATGATGAGGAAGAAACTAAAAAAAAGTAGCCGGTGATCTTTGGTTAAGGTTTCAGTTAAACCTATGTAGGGAATTAGGGTATACTTTGAACGATCTAAGATTGAAAGAAACAGCGGCTAATCTTAGAATATGGTATGCCCTTAGAATTGTTGAAATGGATGAAGAAAAGCAACGGAAGCTTAACCAAGAGGCATTAGCAAAGCTACAAGAGAATAAAGGAAAGTTTACCAATGGATTTTGATTTTAAAATGGATACCGGTGAACTAGAAAGCATTCTTAATAATTTACATAATGAAATAAAATTAAAAGTTACTAGGTTGGCGGTGGCAGCTGGTGCTAGAATTATAAGAGATTCTGCCAAATCATTAGCCCCTTTCAACCCCTACCGTTCTAGTGGTGTCCATTTAAAGGATGCTATTGTTATTTCCCGTATTAGATCAACCAATGATGTGCATATTATCGGTACCAGATCAAAAGGTAAAAAAGCTGCACCACACGCCCACCTATTAGAATTTGGCACTGTTAAAATGTCACCTCAACCCTTTCTTAGACCTGCTTCTGAGGTGAGCGCCGAAGCGGCAATAAATGAGATTATCAAAAAATTGGAAAAGGGCGTGATTAGGGAAGCCAAGAAATTAGCAAAGCAAGGTAAAAGATAATGGCTAGAGTATTTAATCTAGAAGGTAGTTTAGGCCTAAACGTCGTTAAGTTTAAGAACAAACTTAACGACGCCAAAAAAAGCGTTGGTACCTTTAAAAAGAAAGTCCAAAAAGATATCAAGCAGGTTAAAAAATCATTTAAGGGCATCAGTAGTACCATTGGTGAAATGAATAAGCGCTTATCCCAAGGTGTCGCGGTCGCGGCTGCGGCTTTCGGCCTATTGACGGTTAAGGCACAACAGAGCGCCGAACAAATAGGCCAGCTTGCATCTACCACCAATTCAACAGTTAAAGAAATTCAATCTCTAACTATGGCATTCAGTCAATACAAGCTCGAGGCTGATGATGTGGGCGATGTACTGAATACCATCACCGACCGGGCACAGGACGCCAAGGACGGTATGCAATCGTATGTTGACGATTTCCGCCTCGTTGGTATTGAGGTTGATGATCTTAGAGGTAAGCGCCCCGCCGAATTGTTCAACACCTTTGCCGATGCCGTGGCAAACACCAACGATCCGGTTAAGCGCAATTCTGCAATTGTAAGAATACTAGGCGACGATCTAGGCCGTAAGCTTGCACCAGCCTTAATGGGTGGCTCTCGGTTGTTCAGAGAGCTTGCCGCCGAAGCAGATCGTGCCGGTATTATTATGGATGCAGGAACCGTGCAAGGTGCTATTAATGCTAGCCGCTCACTCCAAAAGTTAAAGAATATTGTAAGTTCAGGCGTTAACAAGGCCTTTGCTAAAATGGGTCCGTTTATAGAAGCCGCTAACGAACGGTTAATTAATCTTATTAATGATGGGGTTAATTTTGATACTGTGTTTAGTAAGGCATTACATGGATCAATTGAAGTTGTTGGCACCTTAGCCGATGCATGGCATAGTGTACAAATTAATTTTGCCGGTGTAAAGGTTGCGGCTTTAGGTTTTACCACCGCCTATACAGGGGCTATGAAATTTGTAATGGGTGTGGCGGCTGATTTTGGTAATATTATAAAAGATACCGTTTTAAGACCATTGCGTTTTATGATCGACATGGCAGCCAAATTACCCGGCGTAGGTTCAAAGTTCAAAGCGCTTGCCGATACCATTAATAATTTTGAATTTAAACCGCCTGAGTTGCTTGATGATGCTTTTAATTCACAACTCGAAGGAATGAAGCAGTCAATCATAGAACTACAAGAACTCCTTGCTGAACCCCTACCTAGTGAGAGACTTAAGAAGTGGGTTGAAGGTGTCCAAGTTGCTACCGTTGAAATGACCAAGGCGGCCAATGAAGCGGAAATTTTACGCATTAAACTTGGTGAAACTTCCACAAGCGCCGGTGAAGCTTTTACCAAAATGAAGAAAGACGCGGAGACTTTCGGTAACTCAATGCGGAGTGTATTAGGTAGTGAAATATTCAACGTAATGAACGGGAATTTCGATAGTATAGGCGATGCTT